GGCTGCTTTCCGTCAACTTGCGCTTTCGTTGCAAGTCTCACTGTCTCGCCTGTGGTTAAATATGTCATATAAGGCGCGGTGACATCTGCAGAGCTAAAACCGATTCGTCTTACCCCATCGCCATGAACTGCATCCGATAGCCCCAAATATTGCAGGAGACCAGGAATGTCTTTTCCGCTCAAGTTTGTCAGTGTGTCATCTTTTGGCTGTTTTCCATCCAGCTGATCTTTTGTTGCAAGAATGACAACACGGCCCGAAGTGACCGCCTTCATATACGGCGCATCTTCAAGGGCTGAGCTAAAACCAATCTGGTGAGTACCATCCCCACGGACGGCATCGCTGAGGGTCAGGTAACTGAGCAAGCTGGCAAGATCAGTTTTGCCGATAATGTCCCGGCCCACTTGAGTTAAATCAGTCTGCGCTGCTGTATCAATTCCAGTGAAGTACGGAAGTTTATTTGCACCGGTTGCCAGCCCAGCCAGCGCTGTAAGCGTGGCATCAAGCGCCTGGAAGTCCTTACCAAATGCCGTGGTCATTTTGGTAATGAACCCGTTCAAATCCCCATCATCAAGAACATCCAGCCCACTTTTGTTGGCGGTATATTGCGCCAGTGCTGCCGCGATAAAGCTGGCCTGGCGTATTGCTTTGTTAACTTGTGCACTGGACGCCTTACCGGCAGAGAACCCGGCCAGAAGTGCAGGAAGCGCTTCCCAGTCTGCCTGAGACATGACGTTAGCATTCGGATCCAGCGCGAAAGCTTTAAAGTTGTTTGTTGCCATTAGAGTAATTTCTCCCATGCGCCGGTATCAAATCCGGCTATATAGTCGTTATCCATATCAAAACCGAAGAATTTATTACCTTCTGACGGCGTTTCAACGGATGGTATTTCGATACTTCCTGCCCACACTCCCGCCGCTTTTACAGTTAAATAGCCCTGTTTTATTGCTGCGATCAGTTCAAGCGAAACACTCGCAATATCTGTTTCCGGGAAAACCCACACAGAAATAGTCATGTCCTGGTTATCGACGATCTGCATTCGAAGACCTGAACCTGCAAGCGCCGCGTCGAGAATGGGGGGCAGAGTGTCGTTCTGCCCATTCCAGTTGTTGATAGCAATTTTGGCTTTCAGGATTATTCGGTAGGTGTCATCGCTTAGTGAGGTATAACCGGAATCCGGATCGTACGGCCCCTGCCACACGCCCTGGTCGTAGCCCAGCCCGTCGGTGTCCCAACTAAAATAGACGCCAGAAATAGGCTGGCTAACGACGCGGCTTCGCCCGATCCACAGCCCCAGGGTATCGAGCTGCACACCGACAGCCTGATCAATATCAAAGGCAGTAATAAGGGCACTCATCGTGTTTGAAACATCTATCAACGGGCGGGTGCAGAGATCAACGTGTGTCAGGAAAAGCGGTTTGGTCGCGTGGTAGTTCGTGATTAGCTCTGTGTACTTGCTCATGAACTCACCGTTATTTTTACGTTGGCCGTGCTGCAGGACGCTGCCCCGTCATAAGCAATATTGACGTTGGCTGCAGCCACTGAACCGGCAGATTTACCGATCAGCAACTCGGTAATATCGTAATAACGCGCATTGCCGCCGCTGACCACGCCCAGGTTCGCAGGAGAGTAAACACGGCTCAGCAGCACGCTATCACCGATTTTCAGACTGTTAATGTAATCCGATACCGCCTGTTTGATTTGCTCGCCGATCTGCGACGTGTAGCCGGTAAACACCCTGAGTGAGATATCGACAAAGACAGGGACGATTTGCGGGCGGGAAAATGAAATGGTGTGCGGGTTACCGTAGGTGTCAGGCACCACAATGGCCGTGGTGCCGTACGTTGCCACGCCCTGCCCCTTTTTGCCCCTAATCGTCCGGGCAATGTCCGTCACATCTCCCCCGTCCACAATCGCAGAAATGGAATGCGCCGGCAGCCCATTGCTGTCGGGTACTCCCCGGTCATTCTCATAGAGCTTGTGACGGGTGACGCCTGCAATATTGGCAATGGCACCGTCTACAGCCTCAAACGGCGTCAGCGCGGGCAGTGCGACGCTCTGCGCCTGCCTGATGCGTAGTTCTGCGTCAGTTTCCCCAGATTGCCCCACCGTGGCCGCCGCAGGGTTCGTGGCTGACGTCCATCCGCGAGTGGGTGTATTGATAGAGGTTATCGCGCCAGCGAGCGCTGCTATTGCCCCGCTTGTTGCGCAGGTCGCGGTGACAATCACGGTACCAGCGACGCCGATCGTCACCGCCGCTGGGAGATTCCAGATCACACCGTTCTGGTCACGCACCGAGCCATTATTGATGGCCGTCCCAGCCGTACCACCCAGCAGCAGATCAACAGTTGAATTGGTCGCAATCTTCCGCGTGATACCGTTGATTTTAACATTGCTGCTCAGCGCGGCCGCCTGGCCGGTTGCCGGAGAGAATGAGTTATAAATCTGAATCGCCGTGTTGTTCGCGTCGTGTATAGCCAGCGCCACCAGCGCCACCATCTGGCCGTCTTTACTGTCCGGCTCCAGATAAGCGTCAGCCCCATAAATCTGCCGGAAATAGCCGGTGATGGTGCTCAGCACCAGCTGATAATCAGGCGCAGTTATGCCCTGGGCGGTTACCGTTGCAGATAACCCCAGCGTGTCGAGGTTCAAAGCCATTTATGCCTCGCTAGTTACAGTCGTCTGGCCGTAGATAGTGTCGATTGTTGCGGTGAAGGTAACGCGGCGCGTGGTGCCGTCGTTGTTCGTGTCGAAGGAAAGAATACTTTTAACGCCGGACGTCGCCTGCAGGCGTTCACGGATAGCCAGGATATAGACATCGGAACGCTGCTTTCCCAGCACAGATTGCACATAAGGTGTTCCCTCTGTTAAGTCGAGGAACCACTGCCCGCGCCAGAGCTCGAAGCGGGTTTTAACCGCCTGGGCGACACACTCAGGGCTGTTCACCAGAAAAGTGTTATCGCCCTGGCCGAATGTGTAATCGCCTCCGCTGTCCTCTCGTCGGTATCGCATCAGTTCGGCCCTCCGCTGTTGCCGCTGCCAGGTTCGACGCCTTTATGCGTGTGATTTTTGACACTAACACCGTTGGCGTTAACATCGTTTGTGACGGTAATCGGCCCCAGCATCGTAGCACCGCCGCCGCCCTCACCCATGCCCTGGCTAAGCGGGCCATTTATCGTTACTGCACCGTTTAACACGATGGTAGGTGATGTGATTTCGGTACCGCCCTGTGCGTTGGCCGTCAGCTTACCCGGCGTTTTGACAGTTACGTCATGCCCGGCGGCCACTTCTACGAACGCCGCGCCGTCGTCGGTGCGCAGCTGCGCGGCTGACATGCTGATACCGGAAATTTTATGCGCCTGTGACTGCGGGCCGACAATGGCGAAAGCATCACTTAAATCATGCTGGCGTGGGCTTACCGTCTCCTGCACTCCACCAGCCTGCCACCAAAAATCAATACAGCGGTCAGCGAATATAAGCAGACACTCGTCACCGGCCTTAACCGGGAACGTCAGCGTGCAGCCGCCGCCACGCGGGAAAATAACTGGTACATCCACCAGCGGTGGAAGCTCGACTGATTCAGCGCCTGCCGCGCCGCGCAGTGCTACCTGCACTGTGCAGGTCACAGCATCGGGATCGAATGACTGGATGATGCCAGGCATCGCTACACGGATTTGAGAAGAAACGGAATCGGCTATTGCCTGCGCGGCTTGCTGTTCACCGCCGATCTGGGATTGAGTAGAAACTGGCATAAAAACTCCATAAAAAAACCCGCTCAAGGCGGGTCACTGATCAAATATCAGGATGTTAAAGAAGCAAGCTCGGTGATAAATATGGCTCCTGCTCAGAACCATATTCGCTGGCAAAATGTTTTCGCTGGCCGCCTGTAATATTGCTCAGGGTGCGCCTGTTCAAAGCGCTTTTTCTTCAGGTCGTGATACTTCATCCAGCGGCGGCGCTTCTCCAGAATTGCTGGACTGATATACAGACTGAAGTACATTCCCAGCGGGAACATAAGCAGCGTGGACAGAGGCCCCCACATAAGGATTTGGAGAATTTCGCTTTGGGTGAATACGTGCTGTTTTTCAACACCAACCCCGCGCTTGTCACCTTCACCTGGACCGTTGTCTGGGCTGTATCGTCTTTTGGACTCGGCACCTGGTTCGGTCACTGGCTCGCCAGGAGTCGTGATAAGCGAAAAGAATTTAACACCATCGCCGATGTGATTAGGGAGAAGCTCAGGGACGACCAGCGCGTTATTAAAAGCGGTGGAATGCCCCATTATCTCGGTAGCGTCAACATCAGAGAGTTCGACGCTCTTATGGATGTGACTCATAAATGGAAGCGTCTGGCTTTGAGCACTGCATGGGAGAACTATGATAGTGCTCAACAAAATTGCGGCAGCAGAGGCAATGACGGGTTTTATATTTTTCATAGCCCGGAAATCCTCAGCAAAGCTATCGGTGAACTACTGCGGTTTGTGAAAAGGCAATAAAAAAACCCGCCGAAGCGGGTTCTTATGTTTCAGGGTGGGTAACTATTTAACCTTCACACAGTCATAAGACGCATACTGTCTTGGTGCATCCATATTGGCTTGCAGCCACTGAGCATTGAGGATAGCTTTGCCGTTTCGCTTGATGTACTCCAGCCCTACCCAGCGACCGGGCTGATTGGTGGCAACAGTCCACTCCATTTTAACATTTCGATAATCCTCCTTCTCTTTTAAGAAGGTCATCTTCTGACTCTCAGGTTTGACTCCGTTTATGTATACAAACCCGTCATCAATACCGC